GTTATTTCAGGAGATATATTACTTGCTAGTGCCCCTTTTTCTTCTAAACTTTGTTTTGCTACATCTGTTACATTTGTAACTTGTGGGGCAGCCAAACCTTGGGTATTTATATTTTGTTGTGCTGTAGATAACACATTTGAATAATCAATAGGTTGGGTTGTAGGTTTTTCAGTAGCATACGCATTTATAACTTCTTTGCTAGGTCTGCCCATTGGCATATCTTGAGGACGCATTCCTACTTCACCTCTATAAGAGTTCAATGCAGCCGTAGCAGCTTTACCTTTTTCTATTTCTTCTTTAT